ACAGGGAAGACAAGACTTGAAACAGCTCGTCGCTTAGGGTTGAACTTCCGTGTTGCGCCAAAGTTGAGCTTAGAAGCTGGGATAGAAGCTGTGCGTATGCTTCTTTCAAGATGCTGGTTTGATGAAAAGAAATGCGTATTGGGGATAAAGTGTCTTGAGAATTACCGCAAGACTTACAATGAAAAGTTCCAGGTTTATGGGGATAAGCCTTTTCACGATTACACTTCTCATGGTGCGGATGCGTTTCGTTATCTTGCAATGACTGAGGGTTCGTTTGATCCTGATTCAGGGGTGGGAGATGTTCAGTATGAGTTAATGAAGCAGCGTTGGGGTTGGCGTGTTTAATCGATTCTTTTTGAAAACATGCGTCTATATAACTCTTAATGAATGACTTAAGGTTAATTCCATCTTCTTTTTTAATTTCTTTTGTCATTGCAGACCTTCTTTTTTTTGTAAATTTTTTATTCAATAGCAAATCGCTGCTCAGCGCAGAAACATGTTTTTACTTAAATGCTTAATATATTGCAATCAATTATTGAGTTTTGTAGTTCTCATATTTTTCAATTAGTAATTGTATAAACTCAAATGGATTCATGTTTAAGTCAATTTCTATAAAGTCTCTTCCCATCGGTATTTTTGCATATTTTTTATGTATTTTAGGTCCGTGCCACTTGTTGTCTTTCATGAAGTCTTTCATAAACATCGAATTTGCCTCAATACTTGCGTTGTGTACGACTTTCTTGTCTTTAAGCAGTGATTGCATGTATCCACCGAGATTTCGCCCTCCGTTGTGCTTAGATTCATTATAAACATCAATCAAACGTTGCATGCTATAAGTCTTTGCCCAATATGCAAGTGTTTGCCTTGTTGTATTAATTTTTAAAGACAGCAGGTATTCGTAGATTTCTGTTTGCTCAGGAGTTAAGCAATATCTCTTTGAAATATCCATAGTCTTTTCTTTTGATTTATCACAGGCCATAGTCTTTTGACCATGGTCTATAAGAGATTGAGTTTTAGAATATGGTAAAGAGACTGGTATAGGTCGGACACTTTGGGACTCCCCATTAGACACTTTGGTTTCCCCCATTAGACACTTTCGTCTCTCGTAAACATTATTTGAAGATTCAGAGTCTTTTACTGCGATGGGCTCATTTTGTCTTTCGTAAACATTTTTTGAAAAGCTCCACTCACTTTCATCAACAAAGGCATACCAATTGGTCTTATCAAATGCAGATTTATTGTGATTACCTTTCACTAAAATCCCACGTTTACATAAGACTTCAATGTAATATTTTACCTGCCTTTCTGTGTAATATGGAAAATGTGCAGCTATGTCTTTTTGTGTGTCATAAGTCCAAGTTCTATTATCTATGAAGTTAGAGCCCTTCCTTTTATTTACGCCAATCCAGTGAATGAAGTGATTTATTACGAGAGCTAAGTCCGTGCTTTCCAATTTGCACGCTAGCTCTACCGAAAACGAGTGAGTAGCTGATGTCATTATAAACCTTATTATATTAAACTTATTATTTATCATGTTTTGCAGATTAAATCTTTTTTATCTACACAGTGTCACTTTTCGTTGATCTTAAATCTCGGGAGTTATACACTACAGGGAGTGCGTAACTATTATTGTTATTCACTAAGTCTATACAAAAAAAACGGGGGAGTCCGGGGGAGTCCGGGGGAGTCCGGGGGAGTCCGGGGGAGTCCTGGGGAGTCTTCGAAAAACGAGGAGTATTTTTATTTTTTTTCTAAACCTTTGTATTAAAAAGGGTTTTTGACTTGTTTGTATGGTTTTAAAAAGAATCACTCTTGCCGGAATTCATCTTTTTAGAATCTTTATGTTTTGAGAATAAATCTAATGTGTTCAGGGTTGAATGTCAATTAAGATCTAATTGATGTTCAGCCTTTTTTTTATCATTTCTTCTTCCATACTTAATATTCAAATTATCATTTACCATTTCATCTATATGTACTAAACTCAGTTTTTTATTCAAAGGTGATGAATGGCAACTGATTACGAAATAGTTAGCGACTTTACTCAAGACTATAACCGCGCCTATATGCTGTTAAATCCATACTACGCTCAAGCATATCAAGATGTGGGGATGTATCTTTCAAATCAGTGGTCTTTAGAACAGATAAAGTACCTTAGTGAAGAAAGACGAAACGCATTTACATATAATAAAGTGCGTAAGACCATCGATATGGTAAGTGGATATTTAAGCGCTAATCAACAAGCCAGTATTGTTGTTCCTTTTGAAAACTCTAGTGAACAGACAGCGAAGCAACTGACGGAATTACTAAGACACACTATGCAGCCAGCTGGGTACGAAGTACTTAAGAAAGCTAGGCACAACTCTTTAGTATCTGGAATAAGCTGGATTTCACCTTGGATCGATTATAGAAAAGACTATGTAAATGGCCAAATCTCATTTCACTTGGATAATTGGAATGATGTGATATGGGACCCGTTCAGTACTCGCCCAGATCTTGAAGATGCAACTTTCGTAGCAAGACGTAAATACTTGAGTAAAGATGTAATTAAATCTTTGGTTCCTGGTTGTGAGAATCAAATCGATGCAATGGGTTATGGTAATAGAGATGAGAAGTTCTCTTATGAACCATATGCTAGACAGTGGGGACTTCAAGCTTTACTCGCATACAATGAGTACTGGAAGCAGAGATATAAGAAAGGCTGGATACTAGTAGATAAAGTCACAGGCGAGCAGAAGCCTTGGAAGGGTGATAAAAAACGCTTGTCCATGATGCAGCAATTCTTTCCGAATTTAGCAGTAATCGAAGGTTATTACAAGACAGTTGAATATAATATCATTGTAGAGAATCAATTGCTTTATAGTGGAGAAGATCCATGGGGAATTGGCGAGTATCCATTTGTGCCAGTTTATACAGTCTTCGATCCTTCTTATGACTTGTTCCAATGGAAAATTCAAGGACTCGTCAGAATCTTATCCGATCCTCAACAAGAACATAACATGTTCAAATCCAAGCTTATAGATCTTGTCGACTCTCAAATCGGCAGTGGATGGAAAGCTAAATCAGGAGCGGTATCTAATCCAAAAGCATTGTTTCAATCTGGCCAAGGTAAGGTTATCTTCTTTAACCCTGGCTTCGAGTTAAGCGATGCAGAGCGTTTAGATCCACCTTCAATTCCAGAAAGTTTATTTCAATTACAAGACTCTTTTGATACAGACATGAAAGAGATGGTTGATTTAGGTGCTCTAGGCAATGACAATACTGATCGCATGAGTTCAGTTCTATACAAAATGAAGCAATCAATGGCCATCATGCAACTTGGCCCAATCATTGACAACTTCGATCAAGCACAACGTCTACTCAGTAAAAAAGTACTGAAGATGATTCAAAATTACACTCCCGAAAAAGTACAACGAATAATCAAGCAAGAACCAACGCCAGAATTCTACAACAAGACATTCCTTGAATATGACGTAGATATTGTCGACACATTGATGACTGATACTCAAAAACAGTGGGCGTTTATGCAAGCTTGGACAATGCGAATGGGCGGAGTTAATGTACCAGATGAAATGCTTTGGGAACTTTCACCATTTCCGATTGATGACAAGTTCAAAGAGCAAATGGCTAAACAGAAAGAAGCTGAACAAGCTGCGCAACAACAGGAAGTCGAAGATAAACAGCAAGTTGCAGAACTTCTTAAGGCTAAAACATTTTCAGATATATCTCTTGGTGAAGAGCGATTAAGCCGTATTAAGTACGATGCCGCATTATCAGAAGAGAGACTAGCTGCTGCACAAGAAGAAAGATCTCGTAGCGTGTTAAATGACGTTAGAGCTGCTAAGGAACTGGATGAAATGGATCTTAATAACGCTGGTAAAGTTTTAGAAATGATTAGATCTATCGAAGAAGAGCATAGATTAAAAACAGCAGATACTGTGGTTCCTCAGCCAGCAATTAATGAAAAGAATCAAAACCCAATGAGAGGTGACTAGATGAATAGTTTTGGAGATCAGTTGAAAGACGCTCTTCCTACAGGTAAGGATAACAACATTATCAGACCTAACTACGCGAGCGGTGCCCCAATAAAAGAAATGCTTAAGAATGAATCTGATAGACATTCAGAATCTAAAGGCTTAAGACTTAAAGACTTACAAAGAAATACGAGGTAAACATGGGACCATTTGATCTATATCAAAGAGGAGAATTCGAACAGAGCTGGTCAAACCAATTAGATACAGTTGGAATGCAACCACACTCAAGAGAGTTCCTTGTCAAAGAGATGAATTGCTTAGTTAGCTCTCATCAATTCGAATGTGTCTCTGGTCAAACTATTGACTATACAGACGGTATTCAGTTTTCAGGAAAACCTTAGATGTTTCAAGGACAAAAAGCATATACACCAGTAGTTGGTGAAAATCTAAAAGGACGATTACCTGGTCCGATTAGAGCTCTTAAACAAGGCTCTGTTGGCGATGTAATGAGTGACTTGCAGAATATGCAGGCTGAAGAGAAAAAACAGCATCAGCAGGCTTATAACTATGAAAATGGCAATATGGCTTATTAAATGATTTTACAACTCGATCCACCAATACCAATGAGTACTCCAAAAGGCTCAGGCTATGCGAACTTCTTAGTAGACCGTGGAATGGAATTTGATAATGAGTGGATTGTATTTTTAGATAACACAGAGGTTTGGTCTTTCTTAAATCACGAAGTTAGACTCGAATTTAATCATACTTACGGAAGACGAGGCAATAGCTATGGGTCAGATTAATCAAAACGGTAATGCTGCAATGAATACATTAAAGCCTCAGCCAGGTCAAACAAATAGCTATGATCCAAGGTTTCATCCATTACCTGGTCAATGGGCACAAGAACAGATTGAAAAGCAATCATACAACAACAACGATAATGAAAGTTCAAGTAGATCTTCTAAAGGACAAACACCATTACAAAAAGCTTTAGCTGCTGAGAGAGCTCAACACAGTTATTGGGAAAAGGAACAAGGTGTAAAGCCAGGAAAGGAAGTATACGCAAATCCAAGAGCAATGCAAGACACGCTAGCTCCTACAGCTGAATACGGAACAGAGGGAAGATAATGAATTTCGAATTTTATGACAATGTAGACATGGATGAGCTAAACAATCTAGCTAAACAGAAAGTAGATATAGATGATTGGGATTACATGATCTTTTTCGAAGCTAAATACATATCCAAGTTTCCTGAAGGTTGGAGTCGCTTTTCAATTGAGCCAGACAATTACAATATACAAAGGCTCTTGTCAGGAAGCTCTGATAATCGTTGGCATTTAGTAGAAGATTTTATGGGTAAAAAAGGATTTCTAGGAGTGGCTTATCATGCTTAAATCGAAACCGAAGAAAAAGAACGCTTTAGAAAAGGCTAGATCTGCACTTAAGAAAGCTGAACGAGTATCAACACCTAAAAGTGTTTCTCAAAAACAAAAAGCCGCAAAAGCTGTTAGATCAGTAAAAGGTAAATAAAAAAGCCAACCACCAAATGAAAATTTACAGAAAAACCAAAAGGCAGTTGGCAAACAACAAACACGATTCATTCTCAAATACGAAAACAAACATTTCAAAGTGAGAATAACAAAAAGGGGAATTATATGAAAGAGAATCCTTCTGGACGTCAAGGTGGCTTCGAAAGCATGGAGCGTAACAACGAGCGTCAACCTATGGTTAGTCACCAATCTGAAACAACTCCACAAAGTGTTGCAGAGAACTGGCAAGCAGGCGTTTACGAAATGAAAGAAGAGGCAATGGATGAAGCTTATGGTATGGCTGGAAAGAGCGGTACACAGAAGTCTTTTAGCCAAGCTCATTCTCAATTCAGAGATTATAACTGGTCATAAAGGAGTAAAATGCAAACTACGCTAATAGGTGAAAAGCGAAATTCTAACATGCAACAAATGGGTGAAACTCGAGAACCAATGGCACAAGACTGTTGGGCAGATGCTCACCGCATGGTAGAGACTTACAGAAAAACTGTTAATGGCGATTTCTGGATTGCTTATGCCGCAAAACCGCATACACATAACAAAAACGCCATTGTAGCAGGATGGGAAGTCATAGCTAAGAAACCTGAACAAGGCATGGTTGGTGTTTTAGTTTTTAGATGGAATAGCACAGAAGAAAGACTCGAGGTAGAACCTGACTTATGTCTTCCTTACGATGTTCCTGTCAGTGAATCCGAAATGTCTAAAAGCAGTAAGGATGTCTTTAGTTCCATTGGAAATGCGGCTAAGAAATCAGGTTCGATTTTATTAGCTTAATATTAATAAACGGGCGTAACAAGACCTGTCGCCGAGGTTAAAAGAGAAAAAATGGACGAATTAGATATGTCAGCTCCAGGAAGTGAGTTATTTCCTGATACAGCTCCAAGTCAATATAACTCATATACAGACGTAAATATGGATCAGGTCGTCGAAGATCCACTTAATATTTCGGGCGTAAGAAATGATGTCGCCGATCAACCACAATCAGATAAAGAGTTTAACTTTAAGGCTTTACGTGATGAGACGTCTAAATTGAAACAAGAGAGTGAGTATTGGAGAGGGCAAGCAGAAGCCTACTCAAGATCAAACTCTTCTAATCAATCCAATGAAACAGAGCAAGCTGATGCCTACTCTGCTTTAGATTGGGATGATAGTCGAGATGTTAGAAAGGCATTTGAATCGCTAAAAGGTGAGAACGATTCTTTAAGGTACGAACTTAAAGATGCAATCACGGCGATCAATACTAAATCGACACGTCAAGATTGGAACAATATGGTCACACAGCACGTACCGGAGTTAACTAGCAAAAACCCGATGTTTGCCGAAATGATTCAAAAAGCAAGCAATCCTTATGAAGCAGCATATCTTCTAGCAGAGTTAAATGCAAAAGGCAACAACACTAGCTTGAGTAACCAGCAACCAATGCACGGTGAAAGAGCTATGAATAATGCTGGAAAGCCTCAGTCACTCTCGAGTGTTGCAGGTAATGGGACATTAAGTTCAGCAGATTACTATGCTAGCATGTCTGACGCTGACTTTATGAAGATTGCGGGCAAGAACATGGCAAATATCTAATCAACATGGATAGATATGCCAATTACCACAACCGCGCAAGTACCACCAGAAGTACGGACATACTTTGACCGTCTCTTACTGACACTTGCAAGACCTTATTACATTTACGATATGTTTGCACAGAAGCGAACAATTCCTTTGAACTCTGGCGATCAAATGATCTTCAGACGCTACAGCACATTAACTGCTGCTACAGTGCCTATTCAGGACGGAACAACTCCTCCAGGCGATGCATTAAGTGTTACTGACTTCAGTACACAAGTGAAATGGTACGGTAAACAAGAAGAGATCTACATGCTCGCAGCCTAAATGCCGTTGTAAAACTCATGGTAATTACATGGAAACCCTAAACATGAATTCTCTTTTAATATAATATCTTACGGAAACTTTGTTAAATTAGAGAGATATTTATGCATGGAAACCAGAGGCAAGCGCTTGATCTAGCTTATATAGCAGGTCTAATGGATGGAGAAGGATCTTATTGCGTATTAAAAGCAGATACAAAAGAAACTTTACGACAGACTAATCGTAAAAATCCTGTGTATTATGCTGTTATACGAATAGGAATGGTTCAGAAAGAACCTTTAGAATTTATATTCAATACATTAGGCGTTGGTATATTGAGAGATGAAGGCGTTCGAAAGGATAGACCAACAAATCAACCAATGTTTAGGTGGACAGTTCATAAAAAAGAACATATCTACCAAGTTTGTAAAAAGCTTTTACCTTATTCAAAGGTTAAGTGTAGGCAAATGAAAAACATTATAGATCTTTTTGACGGATGGGAAAATCCTTATTCCAGACAAAAAGGTGTAGATCCTGAAGAACTACTACGCAGGGAGAGACACTGGCTAATAGGCCGTGAGCTCAATGCTGTAGGAGCAGCCGCAACGACTAAACCCAAGAGCCATCGAGAGGTGGAAGTGATAGTCTGATCTACTTACGAAAGGGGTAGAGGAATCTTCGAAGCAAGGTTCCCGCAACGCAAGTTGTCGTAACATATTGAATTTTGTAGTTTTAACAGATCAAGTACAGTTCACAGTACAAGATAGAGTGCTTAACGAAGCAACAAGAGTATTGTCACTGCAACTAGGATTGACAATCGATACATTGATCAGAAATATGATGGTTGCAACTGCTTCATCTATTTCCTGCAGTAATGGTATCAACGGTGGAACTCCAACTGAGATCACTACTTCCGATATCAAAAATGCTGTTAGAGCACTGCGACTAGGCAATGCGCGCTTGATGACAAAACCAATTCAGGGTGAAAACCGATTTGCGACAAGTCCAGTGAGAAGTAGTTACTGGGGCTTTATGCCTGTAGAATTGCAACCGGACCTTGAAGCTTGTGCTGATTTCTTAAGCGCAGCTAACTATCCAAATCCAATGGATGCGTTGGAAGCAGAGTGGGGTTCGACAAACAATGTACGATGGTTGTTATCTACTAATGGTTACGCAACTAATGATGCAGTACCTGTCTATAATAGTATTATTCTAGGACAAGAAGCATACGGTGAACAACAGGTTTTAGCTGCCTAATGCCGTATTAAAATCTTTGGTGATTGACTTGGACATCCTAACGTAAAGACGAGGACAACAAGGGGCAAGCAGGGAAACCGTGCAGCCTGAACGACTAAGTCCAGAGACCCGAAAGGGAAGCGATAGTCTGAACATTATGGAAACATAGTGAGAGAGATCCGAAGAGGTCACTCCGCCTAGAAATAGGTCATTAAAGTAACAGATTGGTTGTAAAGCTAGGAAGCAAAGAAGCAGAGTTTGTAGTTAAACCTTTAGGTTCTGCTGGAACATCTGATCCATTAAACCAAAGAGGCTCAGTAGGTTATAAATATCCTTTTGCAACACGCTTATTGTGTGACAACTGGATTACACGTCTATTGTCTACTCAACGCTTATAACAAGGGGATATCATGCAATACAGAAAAGGTAAAATCAATTCAACCACTGCTTTAATTGCAAGTGGAGTGACACTTCCTTTGGGCTTTGTTCCAGATAGGTTCACTATTACTAACTACACTAAGACAATCGCAGCTCCAGCAGCTGGTGTAGCCTACTCTCAATGGTTTAGAGATACTAGTCCTCAAGCAACTGCTATTATCGATACATATACAGCTGGTGCTCCAGTTCGTTCATTGCTTGCAACTACAGGTATTTCAGAAGTTGTAATTGGTGCAGATTGGAAAAACACTGTCTATACAGTTACTAATATCAGCTCTGCAAATCCAGGTGTCGTAACAGTTGATTCTCCTCAACCTACTAATTCATTGCCTTTGGTAAATGGAATGACATTCACAATGTCTAGCGTTGTAGGGATGAAAGATATCAATACTAAGCGATTTGTTGTTTCAAACCTAAGTGGTAGTACATTTAGCTTGTACGATACTTTTGGTAAACCTGTTAACACTACTGTTTTAGGTACTTATGTTTCTGGCGGTCAAATGGATGTTATTTCATACCCTCCTATGGCTCCAGTACTTAACCCGATTAATGGTCAGGTGTTAACTCCAGCAACTCCAGCAGGTCTTCAGTTAGATGAAGGATATCAAGGGCTATCTCTTGGTGCAGGAGTGCTTGGTGCAGATGGAGATGTTCTGGTTTGGGAAGCTTTTTATGAGACTCCAACAGGGTACTAGAAAGTCTGTCCAACAGACGCTGAATAGCTAATCACACAAACGAGGGGAAGCTGTCACTTCCTCTCGGATGTAAATTTGAATGTAAAGCCGCTTTACATTGGAGAATAATGACGCCGATACAAGGGTTTCCTTTAAGAACAGTCTATAACATCACCAATATCACTCAGTCTAAACCAGGCACAGTTACTTTAGAATCGGTTGACGATCTAAATACATATCCTGTTGCCCTAGGTCAAACCATTACAATAACTAATACAAGTGGTATGCGCCAGCTGAATGATAAACGGTTCATCATAGGCAATTTTGATGCTGATTCTATGACTTTCGACCTGTACGACCTCTCTTTTAAACCAGTAGATACGACTTATTTTCAAAATTACATTAGCTCAGGACAGATAGACATTGTTTCATTTCCTGCAACGGCTACAGAGCCAGCAGGCTTGATGAATTTAATGTAAGTTTAACTAATTAATAAAAGAGAAATAACATGGTATTAAGAGTAAAAAGACCTGAAAAGAAGGTTCCTGTAGAGGAGCTTCAAGAAAAACATTTGAGTGGCCCAGCAGATGAGCCCATGGATCAAGTCAAAAAAGAATTAAAAGAAGATGAAGTTGTTATTGTAGAAGAGATTCCACACATGGAGAAGATCACTTTTAGAAATCAAAGAGATCCAGGACATGTATTAGAATTTCACCATTCAAGCAAGACTCATCCGTTTAAGCAATACAAATTGGTTGATGGACAGCAGTACACATTGCCCATGGAAGTTATTAAAAGCTTAGAGGGATGTAGAGAAAACTTTGAGAAGTACCGTAGAAATTCTGAAGGTGTTCCCGAGATCTACGTTGCTGGTTATAAGACACATTTCGTTTGTGAGAGGGTCTAATGTCGACATGGAACTATTCGCAAATAGAAGCTAAGATACGAGCAACTACAGGACGCGTAGATGAATCGATGCTATCTAGTGCCACGATTTTAGACTATGCAAATAAGTTCTATCAATACGTATTGCCCAAGGAGCTTAAAATCTTCTGGGGCTATACTTACTTCTCGTTTTTTACAGAAGCAGGTCAGTCTAAATACAAAGGTCCAGTAGAAGAGTTCCAGACGTTGAATCCAAGAGTTTCTGCCGATGGATTTCTGATGGATTGGTACCTTTCACCAGACACCTTCTTCTCAGACTTTCAAGACAAATACAATAAGCAATCAGTAGCAACGGGTGATGGCACGAACAACAGCTTTTCATTTCCTGTTTCAGCTTATCCTATTCTACCAGGGAGTTTATATGTCACAGATGGCACCCAAACCGCTCAAGATAACGGATCTGGAGGCTTTATTGCTCCTGCTAGCGGTAGTATCGATTATCTTACGGGTAGCGTCACTAATCTAGCTTTCTTATCTATACCTGCTGCAAATACAACCATCACCGCTTCATATCAGACATACCAAGCTAATAGACCTAGAGCAATTCTGTATTACGAGCAGAAGCCTTTATCTAATGCAATTCAGACTACTAGAGACGATAACAAGGTATTCGAACTTCGACCAGTGCCAGATACAGTGTATAAAATCACTATGGAAGGTATTCAAGTACCAGCGCCATTCAGTCTAGATAATTTCATAATAGAGAATGAAATCACGATATACACTGATGTGCCATTTCGTGCAGACCTTGGACCATTGATAGCTTACGGTGCATCACTAGAGATCTTTGCCGATTTAAACCAAATGGATCAGTACCAAGAGATCTTAGTTCAATATAACAGATACAAAGACGTGAGCATGCAAGATACATATGAAGAGTATATGTACGAGCGCTCAGTTCCAAGATTTTAACAATACAGGTCTATAATGGTTTACAATCAAAACATACCGCAATTAAACAATACTATAGCTGAAACAACTGTACCGATTCAGGGTAACTTTACGCATTTGCAGACAGCAATTAACCTTGAGCATAATTTCAATGCTTCAAATCCATCTCTTACATATCATAAAAAAGCTTCGATGTCCAACTTAGGTGGATCTCCTTCTCTTCCAGCAGGTACCAACGGAATGTACTATGTTTCTGGCGGAAATGCTATGTTCTTAGATAATTCAGGTGAGCAATGTAAGCTTTCCGAAGGAACTACTGGGACTGGTGGGTTTCAATGGATTGGTAAGGTTCTTATTCAATGGGGTTTTGTTTCTAAAACTAGTACTGGTAGTGGCACAACTTCATTTTCAACCGCATTTCCAACAGCTTGTTTTAATGTCTCAGGAACTCCAACTTATGGGGGTACAGTGCCTAGCGCCAGAGCTATTGTAAGTATTCAAAGGATAACAAGTGGTGGTAGTGCTACCCCTACAACTTCTCAATTCAAATGGTATTTCGATAGAGGTAGTTCCGCTCAATATACAGGCTTTTATTGGATGGCTATAGGTAACTAATGGCAAAAGAATATCAAGGCTTTCCTATTTCGAATTTCAGGACTGGTTTCGATGAAGCGCTAGAACCGTGGCTACTTCCAAGAGATGCGTTTCAAGTGCTTAATAATGCTCATTTGTATCGTGGTGTTGTAGAGAAAATTGGTGGATACAATAAAATCTCAAACATGAGTTATCGTGACACAGTGCAAATGACTGGGTTAATTGATGGCGTTAATCAAACATTCACCACTGTATTACCTTATGTACCGACAACAGCAAATACAGTTATACAAGCTAAACTTGGTGGTGGTCCTGGCATAAGAGAAATATTTACTGATAATGGCAATGGTGTTTTAACAAGCACTGGTGGAGGTTCAGGTACAATTAACTATATAGCAAATGTTCCTGTAGCAGCACAGCCAGCAGGTTACGTAACTGTCACATTTAACACACCACCTTCAAACTTAACGCATTCTGGTATACAATACAATACAGTCATTTTGTTTTACGATCGCGAGTCTGACGCTCTTCCTGGCGATACTGATATCATGGGAATTAAGCCTTACATGGATAATAATGGAAGCCAAGATGTTCTGGTATTTAATACTAGAAGAGTTGGTAAACTGGTGACATTAACTGGAGAAATGTCTGTATTACAGCAACTTGATTATGGTATTACAGAATTACCACACGAGATTCAAGAACTTGGAATTACTACAGGATTCAACGGATCGACACAAGTTGTAACAGGAACTGTAACAGCAGGTCTTGTGCCAGGATCTGTCTCATTTCAGTTATTCGATTCTAGTGCAGAAACAGCGACATTGATTGATACGATAACAGATAGTGGAGCAGGTAGATTAGAGAGTGTTCTTTTCTCAGGAAGCAATAGTTATATAAACTATAGCACTGGTGAATGGAGAATGGAATTTGCTGTTGCTAGGCCAGCTACTGATACAATGCTTTTCTCTGGTTGCGTGCAAGGTGATACATTTACAGGAGACTTCTCGGACTTCTTTAGCGTGGTTAACTACCAAGGCAATGCGTTTATCACAAACAACATAGATCAGCCTAGGTATTACGAAGGCAGTTGTGTGAAGTTCCTGAATACCAATACTAGTGCTAAACCAAACACTGTAGCGCCATACGATATCACTAGAGTATTGCACTTATCTTTGCAAAGAGAGAGGCTTTTACTCGTTTCGATTTATTTTCAAGGTGCTCCTCAACTAAACAATATCTTCTGGTCAACTGCTGGAAGTCCTTTGAATTTTACAAACAACGAGTTCCTTCCTGCTACAACTTCTCAAAAAATAGTAGCAATTAGCGATATTAACACAGATCTTATTGTTAGATTTAGTAATTCTGAAAGGGTATTTCGCTATACGCAAGATGCATTTAGCCCTTTTAGATGGGATTCGACTAACTCTTTATGGAGATGCGACGCTAACTTCTCTGCTATTAACTATGATTCATGGTTCTCTTCTATCGGCTCTGATGCAATTGTTAGTTCTGATGGGGTTAATGTAACTAGAGCAGATGAAATCATACCAGACTTTACATTGAATCTTAGAATTGATGAGCAAATGCCAGTGCCTTCAATCTCTCAAAGTAGTATCGGTCAATGCTACGGTGAAAGATTCGATGAATTTAAAGAGGGATGGCTTTGTTACAAAGCTTATGACAAATCTGGTGGTATTCAAAGAGCTGATAATGTACTAGCTTTTAATTACTTAGATGGAACTTATGCTATTTACAAGTTTCCATTTAGCGTTCTTGGTTATGGTAGAATCACAGCTTCAGATACTTGGGGAAATAACTATTATGATTGGGGAGATTCTTTAGATACTTGGGGATCTTACTCTCAATCTATAGGAGCTTTAATAAGCCTTGGTGGTGATCATGCTGGAAATGTGTATAAACTTGGAGAAGGCTCTCAAATTACTGATATGGAAGGCATCCCTATCAACTGCTTGTTTGAGGTGATTACCAAAGATTTTAATCCATTTGTAGAAGAAGGTCAGTTAGCAAGGTTTGGCTATGTAGATTTCCTTGTATCAGCTAATGAAAATACTAAATTCAGGGTGCAATTCTACTTAAACAACAAGATTACACCGACTTTCAATACCTTCTATCAAGAGACAATACTTAGCTTGCCAGGCGATGGACAAAGTAAGATATGGAAACGGATATATGTTGGTTCAGTAGGTAAAATTCACACTATGCGGATCTATCAAGCAGAGGAAGACTTTGACGATGGTAAGGTCAATCAGCCATTGAGAATACATGCAATGGTCCCTTACTTTAAACCAGCAGGAAGGATCTTTAGCTGATGTCTTATAAGTACTATCAAGTCATTGAGCATCAGCCTGTAAGAAGAATCATCTACACGTTTAATAATGAAGCAGCAGCTCATGATATGGTAGAATTCATCATAAGAAATGACTTCATAATTCCTGATATTAGCGTAGAAGAGTACGATGCAAATCCAAACAAGAGTAAAGAAATTTAATGAAATTACAACCTAACTACTCATGGCAAAAGTACCAGGGAAAGCCTGAAGACCAGACACAGCAATTCCAATATCAATTGCAAAACATGTTCCTTTTGATATCAAACGCTGTGAACTCAACTATTGACGATTGTAGCTATTTTACTCGAGAGAGAATGACTTCATTTACTTGGGTAGACAATCAGCCTATTTGGACAAAGACTTTACCTCTTTCTACTTGGGTTGGTAATACAAATACAATACCGATCGGCGTATCAGGCAACTTCACTATTATTGAAATGAAAGGTTATATCAGCAGCGGAGATCTTTCTAGCAGTTCAACTATTATACTGCCAAATTTAGATTTCACCACTCCTAATAATAGAGTTTCAATCGTTAGAACAGGTCAAGACATAATATTAACTAGCAGTGGCACGAACTATTCTGCCTTCTCAGGCTACGTAACAATCTATTTTATTAAGAGGAAATAATGCCAAAGTTTAAAGACATATATTTTGGAACAAAGGGAAAGAGCAAGCAAATATCAACAATAAACCCTTTACAAGAAGAGTTGATGAAATTACTTCAGCAGGGATTAACAACTGGTGAAGGTGTTTTTGGAGATATATTCGGTAACAAAGGCTTTGATCAAGAAGCTTTTGATAAAGGCGTTACCAATCCTGCTCTTAAGAACTTCCAAGAAAACATCTTACCAATTCTTCAAGAGAAGTTCATAGCAGGTGGACAAGTAGGCGGTTCTGGAATGCAAAACGCACAGAACAAGGCTGGTGTAGATCTTCAAAGTGAATTAGCGGCTCTAATGTATCAAGCTCAGCAGGGTGAAAAGCAACAAAGCCAACAAAATCAGATGCAAGGCGTCAATCAACTACTTGGAAAACAGACTGTTGAAAACATCTATAAACCTGGTACTAAGGGAGCTTTTCAAGGGTTTGCAGAAGGAGCTGGGCAAGGAGCTGGAATGGCAGCAGGTTCAACAGCAGGTTAAAAAAACAACAGGAGAAATAAAATGGTAACAGTTGTACCTCCAGACCATGATTGGTCTCAAGCTTTTAGCAATATGGGGAAGGGAGTTGCTGATGGTTATATGCAAGCTAGTGACCAAAAGTCAATGCAGAGGGCAATAGAAGCTTTAGGAGACAATCCCACTGGAGATCAGATTATAAACGCTATTAATAATACAAAAACTTATAGTCTTGATGCTCAGAGGAACATGTACAAGCAAGTTCTAGGTCAACAGAACTTTAAAGAGATGCAAAGACATGCTATGAAAACAGAAGATCTTCAAGAAGCTAGAAATACAATAGATCAGAATAAATTAAATGCATCTAATGACAAACAAAATGCTGAAAAAGAAAAGAAAGCTTTTAAAGAAACATCGGATATAGATAGGTCAAATAAAATACTAGAGCAATTAGGTTTACCTGAAGAGCAATTAGCTGCTTTAAGAGGTAATGTAGGGTTGGCTGACTCAACTGCTTTATTTAAAAATAAAATGAATAAGCAAGACGATTTAGACAGGAAAACTCAAGAGAAAAACGCAGAGAAATACATATCCCTTACCGATGAACTTTCTAAGCTAGATACTACTTTGGAAAATATTAACTATGGAAGGGAACTTTCAAGAGATCTTGGAAAAACAGGGACATTACTTTCTATGTTTGGTTTATCTAAAACAGGTAAAGAGCTAGAAGCTGTTACATTTCCTCTTATAGATCCAATTATTAAGATATTTAACCCTAGTGGACCTCTTGCTGCACAAAAGCTTAAGAGAATTCAAGATATGTATGCTATTTCAGGTTCTGATGCTCCTTGGCATAGAGAAGCTAAAATAGATTCATTAGAACGCTTTGCAAAACAAGCTAAGTCTAGAGCGAGTGAAAAGTTAGCAATGCTTAATAAGTATGACGGAAATCCTCCGAAGGAAGTACTTGAGCGGTTTGATAAGGAAACCGAAACTTTAATGGATGTAATGTTAGATTATGATGTAACAGGGGAAGAAGTTGACATTCCTGGATTACCTGATGCAAAAAGCAACAAAGGTAAAACTTATGAAGACGAAGAAAACGGTGAAAGCTTTTACAGTGATGGGATGCGATGGATAACGAAGAAGAAATAGTAGATGACGAAAAAGTCAAGCCTCGAAAATTCAAACTTGTTGATGAAAAGCCTCGAAAATTCAAACTTGTTGATGAAGATAAAACTCCAAAAGAAGATATCGCAAGTCATTATAAAACTGAAGAAAAGACTGTCGAAGAGCTTAAAAACATGTCTGTTCAAGATCGCCTTGAATATGCGAGAGATCTTAAAACTGAAAGAGAATTTCTACAATCCAAAGGCGTAACTAAGGGCTTTTTATCCGGAGCAACTTTTGGAGCAACTGAAAACATAGACGCGCTTAAACCCGAAGAAGGGGAATTGGGTGAAACTTTTGGTAAAATAACAGGCTCTCTCATGCCTATTTCTAAAATATTTGGTGTATTTGGTGGAGGTTTCGGTTATTTAGCAGGAAAAAGTCCTATTTTACAGAGACAAGCAAGTGCTGTAGCTAATTTATTCGCAGCAGGTTCTACAGGTGCAACAGTTAATGCATTAGAAAGTGTGGCCAAAGGTGAAATGCCTGATACTAACGAAATGTTAGACCACGGTGCTGAATGGTTTAAACTTGATCTGCTTTTATCAAGCCTTGGATTGGTTGGAACCTTTGGTAAATTCTTAATAAATAAGGTTAGATCTTCAGGTGTTCCTAAGAAGGAGATATTAAAAAAAGTAGCTAGTGTAATTGAAGAAAGTAATATCAATCCAAGTAAGACTGAAGAAATTGCAGAGAAAGCTTTTGAAACAGTAGAAAGCATCCCTAATGCAGAAATAAATGCTAGCAAAGATATAATGAAAACTAGTGCTGAAAGTGAACTAGAAGTAGCTAGTAATGAAATAGCACAATCAAAAATCAAACCTAATGAAGCGGTCACTCCTAAACAATTAGAGCAGGGTAGAGTTAGCAAGGAATCTTTTGAAAAACTAGAAAGTGAAACGATTCATTTACCTGAGAAATTACAACCAGAAGAGCTTAACTTTTCTAAACAAGCTGAAGAAATTGAAAATGCAACGCTTAAAAAGACTATCGATGAAGTTAGCCCTGTAAAGCAGACAGAGCAAGAGCTTGGAAATTCTATCAAAGAAGATATTAACAAGAACTTAAAAGCTGAAAAATCTAAATACAAGCCTTTGTATAAAGAAGCGGAAGAGGCTGCTGAAATATCGACACATACTCCTACAAAAACTGGAAAGGAAGCTGGAGAAGCTTTAATCAAAATTGAAGGTATTAAAACAAAGCCTGAAGGATATTCAAAGGTTATTTCTACATTAGAAACGACTTTAGAGGATTCTGGATATAAAATTATTAGGGATTCAAAAGGTAAAATTGAACATATTATTTCTACTGGTGAAGTGGGTGTTTCCGAAACTATTAAATTAGCTAAAAGACTAAACGAAATAATCGATTACTCAGCAATTGAACCCTCTGCTAAAGATGCTTTAAGAAAAGTTGTTAAGGGTGCAAAGCAAGATGTTAGGGCAGGCTTGTCTACTAATCCAGATGCCTTGGCAGCTTTCGAATTGGCAGAAGAAGCACATGCAATTACAGCAAGGAAATTCGGTAAGAAGTCTATAAAGAGTATACGTAAAAATGAAGTAGGCGAAAGAATTGCCAAGTCTGTAGATCAACCCACAAACTTAAGCGATCTAAAAGAGGTTTTAACTGAAAATCAGATGGCTAAAGTAGAGAAGCAGGTTTTAGAAAAGCTCAACTCTCAATCTTATTCACAAGCTAAAAAGCAGTTTAGGGAAATCGAAAAGCATCTATCTGAGAAAAGTAAAAACATAGCCAAAGAAATTGTAGAGTCTAAAAACCCATACAACCCAAAGACTAGAACCAAGCTTGCTCAGCAGGGGATTATTGATGATATGAGCACAGCCCTTACCGAAGGAACTAGACCTGAGAAAACATTGAAGCTATGGAAGACAGAGAAAGGGCAAAAGCTTGTAGAAAAGACATTTAAAGGAAATGAGAATTGGAATGAAATAAAGAGCTATCTTGAAAATCAATCTTTTACAGATGTTGCAAAAACTGTTTTGAAAGATGGTAAGCTAGATGTTAATAAATTAAACGAATTCATGAAAAACCCTGCTAATATTAAAAATATTGAAGATATTGGCGGTAAAGAAGCTGTTAAATTTTTTAAAGATCTTGAATCAAGAGTTGATGTATTTAGAAAAAATGCTAAGCTTTTAGAAGGTAAGGTTGGTAGAGAATCTCTTGAAAGACAAGTTAGAGAATTTAAGAACTCTTCAGGAGCAAGAGGTAAGAAGACGCTAGAGAGAATGTCTGAAAAACTTAAACCGATGCAAAAAAGTAAAGCTGTTGGTGAAGAAAGTATTAGTAGGAAAGCCAGAGGAGATAAAGAATCCACAGGTAAACGTGGTAAAGATATCTTAGATAGAATGGCTGAAAAAGATTTCCCAGTGCAAAAAGGTATGCAAAAGTTTAGTGAAGCTTTTACCGAAACTATGGGTATTAACGAAAAAGGCGTTATGAGTGTATTTGGTTTAATGAAGTTGGGATTGCCTAATACAGTAGCAAGCTTGATTGGTTACAAAGTTCTCAGGAAAATGCTTATAAATCCAAGGGTTAGAAGAGCTTTTATCGAAGCTTCAAAAGTTAAATATAGAACAATTGATTTTATGGTAGCTATTGAGAATTTGAATAAGACTTTAGAAGAGGAAGGTGAGTAAATTATTCATATACCCACCAGATAAACATGAGAGACAAAGCTGTTAAAAACATATAAATACCTTGTTTAAAATTAAATGTGTTTACAATATCAATTATCTATAAACGCTAATTAAAATCAACTAAATAAAACATTATGCATGCTTTCAATAACATACTATACAATTAAACAAACAAAAATTAAAGAAAAGATTATAAACATCTAGACAATTTAAACAACACGGAGAATAACATGGGACTTTTTACAAATCCACTAGGTCATGCAGGCTATCCACCAGGCGTAACAGGCACACCATCTACACAGCCTTCAGCAGTTAGAGCAGCTACAGCGGTAGAAGTGGCAGCAGGAGTTGTTGACAATGCTTACATTACCCCTAATTCGCTTTCTAATGGCTCACTAGGCGATTTAAGTGTTACAGGCAATATATCTACACTAGGAGCAGGTAATGGCTTCAGGGCGGCAGAAGGATCTAATGCCAAGCAAGGCGTAGCTGTTCTCGTGGGTGGAACCGTGGTTGTTGCTAATACTTCAGTAACTGCTGATAGCCGTATCTTCTTAACTGCTCAAGATTTAGGCACAGTTGGTGTTCCTTCAGCGCTAGGCGTGTCTGCTAGAACTGCTGGTGCTTCGTTTACGATTCTCGCTTCTCAAGGCACAGACACTTCGACTGTAGCTTATGAAATATTCGAACCAGTAGTATAGGTGATAAAATGGCTATAGTTAGAGCAGATTCAATTAGAACAATTGCAGCAGCAGGTATCTCAGGTACCTATGCTGCCCTTGGCGCTCCTCTTGCTCACAATTGGAGAACGTTTAAAGTCACTAATATGACTGATGGGGACATTTTAATAAGCCTTGATGCAACGACAGATAACTTCTTCGTTCCAGCAGGGGGATTTACTTTGTATGATCTGTCCACGAATTCACCGCCTATCTCAGAGCTTGACAACTTTGTAATGGGAATTAATTCGCAATTCTATGTTAAAGAAAGCACTTCTGCCACGACTAAAGATGTCTGGTTAGAAGGAATCTACGCGAAAGGAGAATAGTATGAGTCAATCAGGATTAGCCGTTAATAGCGGTGGTGGTGGTGGTGGTATCACTACTATAACTGGTGACACTGGATCTGTTACAGGTGCTAACATCACCGTTTTTGCTGAAAATTCTACAAAAGAAGCTGGTTCGACAGTTAAATTTGTAAACGCAGGAACTGTTTCAACTTTAAAAGTATCTGATGCAAATTTAAATATATCAATTGGAGAAGATGCGGGCTCTTTAACAACATCAGGATCTGAAAACACAAACATTGGAGTTTTGTCAGGCTCTAGTATATCTGCCGGGTCATACAATACTAATGTCGGGAGTAGATCTGGAAATACTCTTTCTACAGGTAGTTATAATTGTTTTTATGGGTATAGAGCTGCAATTTCATGTACTACGGGTGGAAATAATATTGCTATCGGAAGAGCTCCCTTAACTGGAGTAATTTCAGGTGTTAATAATATTGCTATCGGATTAAACGCGGGATATCTCAACACAGGAGGAGCTGAGTCTAATAATATTTATATTGGGAATTATGGACTTTTAGGCGAATCGAGTGTTACTAGAATTGGTAGTGAGGGTGCAGGACCAAATAATGTAACGAAATGTTTCATGGCAGGCATCAGATCTGTAACATTAGCGGGATCGGCGCCGATTGCAATCGGTTCGAATAATCAAATAAGTTCACTTGGTTTCGGAACAGCTTCACAAGTTCTTACAAGCAATGGCTCAGGGGTTAGTCCAACTTGGCAACCGAAAAGCCTTGCTGGTGTTGTAGAAGTTACTGGAAGCTATAGTGTTTTAACAACAGATCAAGTTGTTTATGTAGATTCTGCAAGCGCGTGCACGATCACATTACCAGCGACAGCGGGGCTAACATCTGGTCAAAGCTTTGTAATTAAAGACACTTCTTTTGATGCTAGTACAAACAATATTACTGTAATTGTATCAGGTGGTGTTGTTTTAATTGACGATCAAGCAAGTCAAATTATAGCTAGTGATGGCGGTTCTTTCACTGTTAGAATGTTTAACTCACAATATTATATAGAGTAGATTATGGCATATAATGGAGTAATGAAAAAAGGTGCGCTTTTAACCTCGGACGGAAATAAGAATTTAGAAATTGATACAGGAATTTCAGGACGATTCCTTACTTCGGATAACATTGAATCCTTAGGAATAAAGTGGTCTAATCTACCTACTAATTTGACAAAATGGACTGAAGTTACAACGACTTCTGCGGTTTCAGATATCAATAATGGCTACATAACTAATAACTCAATTCTAGTTAACGTAGTATTACCGCTTGTTAGTGCCGTTGGAGATTTTATTCAAGTTGTTGGAAAAGGTGTTGGACTATTTAAAATATCTCAACCAAGTCCTTCTAGTATTATAAGTATGAATTCATCCAGCACAACTTTAGGATTGCTTGGAAGCATTACAGCTCTACAAAGATACTCATGTTTAAATTTACGGTGTGTAACAGAAAATTCTAGATGGGTAGTAGAATCGTCTCAAGGAACATTTACAATATTTTAGGTAATAATAATGGCATATAGACAACCAAAAACTGAAGAGATTTTCGTTTTTAAAGACATAGACTTTTTAACTCTTCAAACAACTAAACTATTCACAACGGGAGCCAAGTCTTTTGTTGCAACAAATCTATTTGTTGTTTTAACAGAAGTTACAGGGTCAATAACAGGAGTGACAACTTCAAAAGCAGGAGTTACAGGACCTGATTATGATGATCTTTTTCCAAGTATATCAATACCATTTGATTTGACAACGTATAGTTACTCTGTTCAAACTCCTGATGGATCAGCAGTTATTCCTATTCCTCCGGAAACAGATTTTTATTATAAAATTTCAGTTTTAGGATCAGGATATACTGTTCTCAGCGGTAATATTTACGTTCAAGGTTTTTATATTTAGTTTTTTAGGTTCATTAAAAATTTAATTTTTACATAAAAATAAATACTGTAGATTCTACATTAACAACATTTGTTTGTTCTGTTTTTATTGAAGGAATATATGTTTAATTCAATATTTCATTAAACACATATTGAAGTATGTTCAAAATGTTTATTAATTATTGCAATTTCTTTACAATTCGAAATGAATTTAATTCACAAGGAAGGTTTATATGATTGACTCTGTACTAACGGCTTTGAACTCGCCTTACGTTGTTTATCCAGCGATTGTAATTTCTGGAACTGTTATCTCTTACAAGATATTAAAAATTGCTCTACCTGCTATTGCTAAGGCTGGACGAGATCTATACAATTCTACTTTCGTTATGAACTTAAGATCAATGGTTTGTGAGAAGTGTGCTAATCTACATGCTATGCACATATTCAAAAAGAAGTTTATGGAAACAGAAGGTCAAACAACTCCATTGTCAAAACCTAATACAGATAATTCGTTTCCTGTAGAAGGCTTTGATAAAGAGTTTAGAACTTAAACCTTGAGCGGAATCTCAGGCACTGCGCTAACTGGAATTGAAATAGTCGGTTCAGCCTTTGCACTGAGGTTATCATCTACAATATCCTCAGCCCTTCCGTTAGTACTGATATTCTGAAAGCTAACTGTGCAACTAGACATAGCCAAAGGAAGCGTTCCTAAGCATAGTGATGTGCAAATCGGTAAATATCTTTTCATTATCCCACCTTTTTTAATTCAATTTCTTTTTTAGTCCACTTATCAAACGCTATTAGAAAGTCTTCCATGCGTCTACCTGCTTCTTTCTTAAGTATCTCTATGTTTTTACCACTTTCTTTTGCGCTGTACTCTAAAAATGACATAATTTCTTTCTTTTTCTTTGCACTGAATGAGCTTGGCAACACAAACTCCTCTTCAAGGTCATTTAAAGCCTCGTAGACGACATATTGGTCTTGGTCTGGGTCATCGCCAGTCTCAAGACAGAAAGTCTTCAGGATAGCATATTTAAAGGCGTATGAGACAGCCTTTCCAGGACCTTTATCTCCAGTGTCAATTCCGTAACCAAAGAATATATTAGAGATTCTATCAATTGGATCATCTATATTAACAAAAGTCACTTCTAACTTTACTACAGTTCTATTCTCATCCTGAGTCAATTCTAAAATGCTTGGTATCAGAACTATTCCATACTTAACCATTAACGGGTGTATCTTTGCCGTCACTTGATCATGACTTACGAATCGATACATGTTGTTGACTTTCTTATCACCTCTTTGAATGTAATCAAGATCATTCATTACAGCTGAAAGCCTTTGAAACAGATTCAGCTTGTTTTCCATTATTTTTAGATTATTTTCCATAGTTACTCTTCTTTGTTATCTTTCTTAAATTTCCTTGGATTGAAATGCTTCCAGCACTTCAAAGCGCAGTTAAATATCTCTAAAGGAATTGTAAAATCTTCTATCGTATATACACTTGGATATGTACCCGATTTGTTAATGTAAACAATCAGCGCACCTTCTACTTCCTCTCCGTGCTTTTTTAACAAGTTGTAGTAAGCGGCCATTTGGATTGGATAGGTCTTTTGAGGTGCACAGCTTGTCTTTAAATCAACTAACATCTTCTTGCCATCTTTCGTTGTAATGACAAAATCTAATTGACCAGTATAGTAAAGATCTTCATCTGAATAGCGCTTTTCTATGATATCAAATGTTTCAACCACTTCATTAGACCATAACCTAAACGACTCAACATAAGATAAATGAGTTGGGTTAATTGTAGAGTCTGGAACCCATGCACCCTTAGCTATATTAGCGCAAATTGCATGTACTATAGTCCCTCTTTCAGCAGCTTTGTTCAATATCTCTTTAGGAACCTTGTCGTAACTACTGTAGTATTTCAAGATTTCTGTAACTCTAGGCATTGTCATTTTAAATCTCTTTTTTCAAAAGGTATAAGCATACTATTTTCTTGCATTAAAAAAGAAAGTTAACATTTAAATTTTTTTTAGCCTATATTTTTCTGGATAGATATTATAATTATTATTATGTTAAAAAGCTCCGATCTGTGCAAAAAAGGAAATATCATGTCAAGACCGTCCTCTTTGAAAAACAGCGTGGTGATTTCTATACGTTTTGAGAAAGATGAATATGAAAAGATACAAGACATTGCTCATTTAGAATCAATGAACACGGGGCATAATGTTACAGCAAGTGAGTTGATAAGGAATGCAGTAACTTTTGTGTATAGCGATAATGAAAGACTTAGGGAAAGTTTTAGGCGCAGCAGAGAGCACGTGACAAAAAGATACAGTTAAATATTGAATTCAAAGCATAAGTGTAATATGTTTCAGGGAGAGAGCTTTAAAACTCCCTCCTAGAAATAACACATTAACCATTTTTGATTAATAACGCCTTCATGAAATCTGTCAATTTCATTTAGTTTGATACAAGAACAATATCACACTACAAGAAGTGCGTAATTATTTCAAGATCAAATCATGCTACATGGTTTTTTTTGATATGAATAAAGCGACTATCTTTTTCAATCGTACTACTCAGAAATTTGATGGCATTACAGAAGATTTTAATAAGCAATTACTTAAGACATATCCCAATGTAAATGTAGCTGCTGAGCTAAACAAAATGATCATCTGGCTTAACTCGAGCAAAGGTAAGCAACGAAAAGGCAATGTCAATTTCATTATGAATTGGCTAAACAGCGCCACGCCTGCAATTAAAGAGCAAGACACTATTCAAAACGATGAAATGCAAGATCTATATAAAGATTATCTAAGGGAATTATGGAAGGGTAAAGAAGCTCTTTTACAATTCAATATGAAGTGATCGAAATGATGAATGATTTTAAAGAAGAGCATTTAATCAGCTTGTCGGACTTGCCTGTTACGTATCGAAATGAGATACAGAAAGGCCACTCAACTGGCTGGAGCTCTTTGGATAAATTTCTACAAGGCATAAGACCTGGAGAAATGACTATCATTACAGCAGATACGGGTTGTGGCAAGACGACATTCTGCACTCAACTTATGGTGAATTGTGCCATGCAAGGTGTGCCTGTTTGGATCAACTCTTGGGAAATGAAACCAGAGACAACCATGCGTAAACTTGCTTCTATCGTATTGCGTAGACCTATGAAGTTGCAGAACTTTAACAAGCGTGATAATGAGCAATTCGACGAGTGGGCTGCTAAATACAAAGTCTATATCAATCCCAATACCACGGGAACTAATGTAGAAACTCTGGCTTTACAACTGGTAAAAGCTAAAGCATTGGGCGTGCAAGTCGTCATGCTTGATCATCTAGATTATTTAGTTAACTCACGAAAAGAGAAAGTCAATGAAGCTATTGATGACACCGTAAAGAAGTTGCATGAGCTTGCCTTTTCTCTATCTATGCACTTTTTGTTGATCTGTCACCCAAGGCAAAGTGGCACGTCTCAAGAAGAAGTGGGTATTCACTCACTTAAAGGCAGCTCTTCTATCAAACAGTATGCGGATAATGTTATTGTATTGCATAGATGCGCACGAACTGATCCCCAAGCAGATCCATGTAAAGTTAAAGTTAGAATTGCTAAAAACAGAATGTTTGGAACGGAAGGTAATTCGTATTTGTTTTATGAACCGAAATGGGACGGTTATGTCGAATTAAGAGATAATCAAATTTATGAAAACATGGAGACAATAGATGAGTAAAGAAGTGAAGGTCGAAATTGGCCAATACAAAGAAGTTAATAAAGACTGTCTAAAGGCTTTCTTTTCAGTGCTAATTCATCCGTACGGCTTGAAGGTTTTGGACTGTAAATATTTCGTTAAAGGCGATGATTCATGGTTTGCATTTCCTCAAAAAGAAGTTAAATATAACGACGGCAGAAAAAGCGACTACATTCCGTATCTCAGTGTAGCGAACAAAGAGTATCTAGCTAAATTAAAAGAAGTAATTATAAACGCAGTAAAAGAAAGGGCAGAAAATGGAACAGACAAGCAAGCTACTATATCAAGCGAAACACCGTTTGTTTGGTGATCAAGAGTTTTTTACAGACTATGAATTGTTAGTGGATACAGCCATTGATATTGCGTCGGAAGAAGCACAAATGAGATTGTCAAACGCTTTGAAAACTTTAGTGATTGAAATTTCTAATGAAATGATCGATTCAGTTAGAGAGATTAAGATTACGTAATGGGTTTAAAAAAGATAATTCAAAAGCATCAAGTTCTAAAAAGCATAGCTAATGGAGAATTAACGATACCTGGCGAGCCTATGATCTATAGCCTAAAATATAGTATGGGTAGCCGTACAAAATCGGTTCAGTTCTTTAGAAACTCGCAATGGAAATCGATGCTGAAGTCTTATTTTAGCTCATATTATAATACTAATACCGCAGTAGTCGTCATAGTTCGATTCTACGTGGGTTATACAGGTACAAAAGAAGTCTCTGAAAAGAAGATGAAATCTGAAAAAACCCCTGCTGTTCACGGCTTTGAACTATGCGACTATCTGCTATCTTTTATCGAAATGCTACACAAAGTTTTAATTAACTCTTATAAGCAAATTGTCAAGATAGAATCTGATAAATTCTACAGCAATGACCCTCGAACTGTTTTTAAATTTATGACGTGGGATAATTATGTTCAAACAAGATCAAATAAAAATAACGATACCTTTAACTCCAAAGCCAAAAGCATCGGTGAGACTCGGGAAATTTGGAGCGTTCAATCCTAGTAATCGCGGTATGAAAGCTACTCGTGAAATTGCTATTGAACAAATGCAAGATAAAGACCCTTTCGAAGGACCATTGCTAGTTATCGCTCATTTCAAAATACCAGCGGCACTAAGTTTACCAAACTGGAAGCGTGTTAGAATGCACACTAAACAGCATATGAAAAAACCAGATGCTGACAACTTAGAGAAGTTCTTGAATGACTCTTTTAATAGCGTGGTTTGGAAAGATGATGCACAAGTTTCGTGGTTAATTCGGAATAAATCTATCACACATGACAAAATAGGCTCTACCGACGTACATATTATATCAATTCCAGACGAGCATATGACATACAAAGAGATATTTGAACTTGCTTTAATTTATGTCGATGTTTAATTTTTATTGAAACAGAGGGGTGTTATGGCTAAGAAAAAAGATATTGAAACTCAAATGATAGAATTCACACGATATTTCGGATCTAAAAAAATGGTCTCTTTTATCGAGCATCTAATGCCTCTTATGCAAGTTTTTCATACTACGGACGAAAGTGATTGGGTTATAGATAAAGTCGGCGTTGAGAATGAGAGAAACGTAAGGCTTTTAGTCGTCGCGTACATAGTTTCTAAAATGGCAGAAAGTCATAGCGGAACTTTTGTTTACATAAATAGCAATTTCAAAGGGCTGTGGAAGGATTTAGAGGTAGAGGCCGAGAGAGAAATCAGCTCTTTGTAAAACACCCAATGTAAAGCCGCTTTACATTCAAAACCAAAAAAACTAAAGAAATCTCTTTTAATGTAAGTTGAAATTTTATATTGTTTTTTCAAATTCAGATGCTATCTGCTGATGAATTTATAGAGCTAGATGAAGGTTAATGTTGTTTAGCTCTATTTTTTTTTAAAAAAAACACGAGGGACATATGAAAAACATTATTTTTGCTTTAATCGCTTCTACACTCTGCACTTCGTTAAGCGCTGTTGTTATTATTCGCGAACCTGATTGTGCTAAAATAGTGCATGAACCGCAAGATCCAGCTAAATTCGAAAGACGAGGAAATAACAAACAGAATCGTGAAAACAAAAATCCCAAACCTCCAGCTAATAAGACTTACAAGTAAATCTAACAAGACATACAAGTAGAGCTAACAGAATTTTCAAGGGAATGACCTCTAAATTAAACCCTTGAAGAGGGGATTCGTCCCCTCTTTTTAATTTTTTAATCATCTATAAAAATCTTATTATGTCTTTTCCAGTTGTGAATTTCTAGAAACATTTTAACATAGTCCGCTTTATTCACTCTGGGCCCAACTTTCGTTATCATTCGTTCCAAATTTATCATGAATCTATCTTTATCAAATTCACCGTGGCTAACAATTACTAAGAGTGCTTTCCAGAAGCGCGTTGATTTTGAGTAAAATGAATAGCCGTTTATGTGAGTAATGTAATCGACAATTTCATGGCAGATCTCCAGCTTTCCTTCAAAATCTCCATCCCGAAACTTAAAATCTCCAGCCCGAAACTCTTCCCTTACGTCTACTACAGAATCAAAAGTTAAATATAATGCTACTAGAAAAGTTAATCTGTTTTTCTTGATGAATTCATCCAACTTTATATATTCGGGAAAGCCATTTTTAACGTAATAGTTCATGTAGTCTTGATTGTTCCAAGCTTTAGCCATATTCATCAAAATGATGTCTTTGTGAGTCAAGCTTTCGCTAATTTCGTAATATATTTCTAAGCCTAGCTGCTTGGCTGCTAAAACTCTATGTTGCCCATCTAGAATTTCCATTTTAGAAGTTACTGAAATTGGTTTGTATTCGAGTAAATTTCTAATTTGCAAAGACTTAGATATTTTATCTACATGTTTCTGGTCAATTTTATCCCTATTATCATCTAAAAAAATAAACATTTCGTACTTCTTAGTTTTCTGTTTCATTGTCAGTCCTGTTTGTTAAGATCTTTATTTGATCGTGTAAAATTGTTATTTGCTCATCTAACATTTGAATTTGATCTACTAAATTCTGATAATTTAATTGGATGATTAATTCTTCTTTTTCCTCTTTTATTTCAGCTTCTTTTTCCTCTTTTATTTCAGCTTCTTTTTCCTCTTTTATTTCAGCTTCTTTTTCCTCTT